TGAATTGTTTATCCATCCACTTAAATCTCCTTTTGTAACATCATCAGTAGGATCGTCATTCTTTTCTGATTCGTGTTTTGGATTATTAATCTCTTGTAAAAATTGTTCTGTCATATTACATATCCGTTGCTAAGTCAAACATTAAGTCGCCTGACTCTATTAAATTTCTAACATAGATAGGATAGATTTTTTCACCACCCCTTTTCTTTGATTCGTAAATAATTTTGGCACGTACTTTAAATAATCTTGCTGAGGCGTTTTTAGGTTCACCCACTCTAGGATCATATACGACAGTTTCTGGATCACCACCGCCTCTTCTATATTGTACTTTCATATGATTCATTGCTTCTTTTACATTATCTACATATTTTTTTCCAAACTTTGCTCTCTTAAAACCCTTTGTACTTAACTTTACAACTTCAATTGTAGGATCATTACCAGTTGCCGCATTTCTAAGAAAGTCAGTTAGCTTTTCTATAAATGCAGTATTCTTACTTCGCATAAGTTTTTCTAGTTTATCAGCGGCCTCTTGATGTACAAATGCATTTGCTTGTCTCACTACGTCTTGTATCTTTTTAGCTTGTGGAGACTTAATCAAATCTCTACTTGTAAATGCATATGTGATATCAACTTCTTTTAATTTCTCTTCATACTTCTTTCTTGCAGGAGATACATCAACACCAAGTGCTTCAAAAAGTTTTATCTGTCTTTCAAATGGTACACCAGACATTTGTCCAATTTGATCACCACCAGTAACTTTTAATGACATTTGCATATTTACAACTTTGCCATCTATCTTAACTTTTATATCTGCTTTCGTACCTTTCTGATCTGTTAGTCCATCAGCATCAACAACAATCTTATTTTCTTTATTGTTCTTATATAACATTTGAGAATAACGTCTAAGTCTTTTATACGTGCTACAATATTTTGCAACAGAGTCAAACTGCCAACCAATTAAATCCCAATTCTTTTTATCTGATATAAAATCCCATTCTCTTTTACGTATACCAACACCAAGTAAAATAGTATCTGAAACTTGTACAGTAGTTTTTGATGAGACTTTATCTTCTCTTTCTAATTGAGTTTTGCGGGAAGATAAAACTCTACTCAACATTTTTTCGATAGCTGTCCTGGTAACTACAGCTTCAGGATTATTAAATTTAGCGGCTACACCACAAGCCAGAATAACTTCTGCTAAATCTCCCTTATTGGGTATCTTAACATCTTCTTCTTTTAAAAATTCTGCAAACTTTAACATTATAAATCAAACCTTTTCTTTAAACTTCTTTGTGAAGCTGGTGATAATGGTGCATTTTCTAATGCCCATCTCATTAATGTTTTTATAATTGCTCTATCATTTTCATATCCTTTACCACTTCGCTTGAGTGTAATGTATGAAAAGTCTTTTACAAGTGGCATTTTTGTATTTGGATAGAATGATGTTTTATCTCTATTGTTAAGTATAGTATGAATTTGTCCATCTACGTATCTTCTACCAACACCTGTACCTCTACCTAAAGCTTGTGATCTAATTCTTTGTAACATATTCTGAGCGGCTTTTTGATGAGACATAAAAAGAATATCATCTGGTACAACTCTATCTCTCTGTTTGTTTGCTTTCGCGGCCACTTTATAATCTGTGAGAACCCATACTAAATGTATATTTCTAGCTTCATAACCAGCATCAATTAATTTAGGTGCTACGTCACTTATATCTGAATGATCTTTCATTGTAATATCAAAAAGTATATTTGGTAGAGTTTCTTTCCTAGCATCAGTTAATAACATATCAAGAGTTTTATCTTTGATACCCTTTTCTCTTACAATTGTATGTAACTTAAATACATCTTTAGGGTTTCTTAGATTTAGTTTTGCTAATTCTGAATCACTATCTTTTATTTTCGCAAGTTTGATAAGAGCCTTCTTCCACTCATCAACATCTCGTACTTTATATTTCTCTTTCTCCATGAAATTTTGTATCGCAAAACCTTTACCCGAACCAGCACCACCAGCCATGAAAACAATTTGTCCATATCTTTTACCATTATTAAATAATATTAATTTTTCGTTGAGTTCTTGATACTCTTTCCAATTTTCGTATTCTTCTCTGTTTAATATCATTATTCTAGTCCCGTGTCCTTGACACATTCTATTAAAGTATAGTAATCATTCTTAGCAAACTTATGTCTAAGCTTTGTTATTAAATATTTACCACTCGTATATTTATCTCCCTCCTCAACTTCATATGTTGTAGATTGGGCAAACTCTGCATAGATAGTATCACCAACATTTAATTCAGAATTACCATACAAAGTCATCTTTAAAACATTATTTGTTAAATGTTTCATATAGCTATCTCTAATTGGATCCTTTAGAACATTTTTACTTGACAAAGGCGCCTCTTTAGAGAATACTGCATCAGTATCGTGTCCTCGTCTAGAAGTTTTTAAATGAAGTATAGCATCTTCATTTGCACCACCTTTTATAGCAGACTCTTGTAGTTTACTCATACGTTCAACTTCTTCTTCATATTTGTACTTTGTTATTTTAAATTTTTTTCTAAGTGGATCTAATTCAATAGTTTTAGCGGCAAACAAACCATCAGTCATATTTTCTAATACGTCTACTTCTTTAACTCTTTCCATATCAATAATGTAAAATGGTTTTAAATCTCTTGGTGTGGATTCTACTGGGTGTGTTGATGGGAAATAAGTATAGTCTTCGAACTTTGGTTTTTCTGCGACAAGCTTCGCTAAACTTTTAAAATTAAAGCCTTTAAAGTTTTCATAAAATAAAAACTTTGATGCAACGTCATCATCAGTGGCATCAGATGCCAAATATTGTATAGCTTGAATTGGGTTCATTTGTGGTATAATACATTTATGTAAACCAGAAGTCAAGTCTCTTTTTACAAGATGATATCTTTCTTTATCACATATTCTTTTATTTTCACCTAAAGTTTTGTAAATACTTTTAATTTCTGGTGATAAAATAAACTCTGTGAATACTGAATTTACTATTTGATGTATTGGTTTACCAGAAGTTCCTCCAAAAGCTTTAGAAATCTTTTTATCAATAGTAGAAAAGTATTCGACTGAAAAGCCTTCTATCATATATTTTTCATTACCTTCGTTATGTCTAACTCTACTAGAAACACTATTTACCATAAAACATAACTTAACAAATTCTAATTCTGGATCAGATGTTTTAAAAGAACAATATATTAATTCACCACCCTTAAGTCCACCATTAAGTTCGTTAATGAGTCCAGCAGAATCGCTTACAGCAATTTCTATTTTCATAAAAGGTTTAAATAAATCTTGATAGATGTTTGTCTCAGCTTGAAGATGTAATAAGCTCCAAGCAACTCCAGCTGTATCTATAATATCAATGCTGTCTATTTCAACAGCACCTGCGAATTTATATTCTGTTTGGGCAGTATTAGCCATTATCTAAGAACCGATGCTATCTCTTTGAGTAATGTTGGTACGTATCTTTTATCTAAGAGTTTTAATTTTTTCTTATCTTCGTTTAGTTTTTCTTCCCATTCATATACAGTTTCACTTCTACGTAATGTGGGTGTACCTGCTAAACTATTATATGTTGCTAAATCACATATAACTTCTCTTCTTGGTAATCTGGTACCATCTATTAAAAGCTTCTCTTCTTCTAATATTTTATAATAATGTTTTACTGTAGCATTTGCCGTTTGAACTGAACCATACTTCACTTTTATATAATCTGGAAAATTTTGTCCGTATAAAGGTAAATCATAAAATGGATCTATTATATCATTAAAAAGTAATATTAACCAAGCTAACTTTTCATTACCATAATACTTTGCGGCGATAGTATCAGGACGATCACCTTCTTGCATTATATAATCATAATAAGTAGCTACTGTATCTTTTGCTTTAGGGCGTACTTTAAAACGTCTTAATATATTTGTTAATTCAGTCTTAACATTAGTATCTTTTAAATCGTGAAGTGTTGTTGGAAAATTAGAAAAATAACTCATCTTAGCTTACACTCCCTCTATTACCATCACCATTAATTCCATTGCTCAATGTCATAGCCCCACGATCGGCTGTTGCTAAAGCTACTTTCGATTGAAGTTCCCAATTAACATCAGCCTCACCTGGATTATTAAACCCATCTTTTGTGAGAATTTGAACTTCTTGAAATGATAAAGCCATATTAATAGATACTGGTGCGTTTGTTTGCTCAAAGAATACTGGAATTGATTCACCATTATAATTAACTGTCATTGATGTAAGAACACTAGTCCCTATTCTATAAAGATAACTAGATATCCCTGGAGCAAAAGACAATTCAAATTCATCTGGGTAATCGAAAGCTAAACCAACACTACCACTTCTACTTCCTAATGCATTACCCGGAAGCATATGATGAGAGAAAGCATTTATCATAGCTTTTAGTGTATCACTCTCTGCTTGATTTCTTGCTATAAACTTATATTCAAATGCGTGTGTTCTGAAGTCTACACCTTTAAATATAACAGCCATATGTGGATTGATAGCTAGTCCTTGTTCTAACATAACTCCTGCAAAAACATTATCAATACCTCCAGCACCCAATATAGCACCGACACCCCCGGCAAGTTTTGCACCAGCGGCTACTCCTGTTATAGCGGCGCCAATTGCTCCAACTTGTCCAGCTGTTTGTGAATCTAATCCGAAAGATGATACTTTAGAACTGATTTTTCCGATAATATCTTTTACACCTCTACCTGCAGTATTCCCTCCTAATCTTCCAGCGGCTGCGGCACCGATAGCACCTAAACTTTGATTTTCATACTGTGCTTGATATTGTACTTGAAGATTGCCTGGTATTGGTAAGACAAAAGATGTTAGATATTCTTTTTTACCTTTACTATTTTTTATAGTTTGATTATTTCTTTTTAATGCATTAATGATTATATAATGCTCATCATCTAAATCTCTTGGAAAAACTAAAGATGATGTTTTTTTATGATTTCGATATAATTCAGCTAATTGTCCTTTTGGGGCCCTATTCTGAATTTTTCTAAGAAAGTGTTCTCTCCCAGATATTCTTATACCATTACCATCAAACTGTATATTAGATTTTATTGTTCTACCAGCAACATCAGTAATAGCTTTGATATTATCTCCTAAACTTATATTGCCATTTCCGAATGTGATTGCCATAGTTATATATATCCTTATGAGTTATAAAGGTAAATTTAAGCCAAAGTTTCCTAAAAAGTATAAGGGTGATCCGACTAACATTATTTATCGTTCTTTGTGGGAGCGAAACTGTATGGTATATTTTGATCAAAACCCCGGCGTATTAAAGTGGGCTTCTGAAGAACTAATAATCCCGTACAAGTCTCCTCTTGATGGAAGATGGCACCGTTACTTTCCCGATTTTGTTATTCAAGTAAACAATAAACATAATATAAAAGAAACAATAGTTATAGAAGTTAAACCCCATAAAGAAACTAAAGAGCCAAAGCCTCAAAAGAACTTGACACGTAAGTATTTATACGAGGTAAAAACATGGAGTATAAATAAGAGTAAATGGGAATACGCAATTCAGTATTGTAAAGACAGAAAATGGAAATTTATGATACTTACAGAGAAAGAACTATTTAAAAATGGCCACAGTTTTTGACGATTTACTACTAAGAGGTGTTCGTAAGGGTGAAATGCCCGCTCGTACTCAACAATCAAGAGAGTGGTTTAGAGATCAAGCTAAAACATCTGGAGTAAAAGGCGATAAAGGTGCATCTCAAATTGTTAGAGATAGAACCCGTATGACAACTCGTAATATGATTGGTAAGATGTACTTCTTCTATTATGATCCGAAGCATAAAAAGACATTACCATACTACGATAAATTTCCTTTGATATTTAAAGTAGCACAATCTAAAGGTGGATTTGAAGGTATTAATATGCATTATCTACCACATAGACTACGTGCTAAGTTAATGGATTCACTTTATGATATAACAAATAATAAAAGATTTGATGAATCAACTAAACTTAAAATATCTCATCAACTACTATCTTCTGCTACTAAATATAAGTGGTTTAAACCTACTTATAAGAAATATTTAACTGCTCATGTACGTTCTCGTTTTATAGAGATAGCACCAACAGAATGGGATATTGCTTTATTTTTACCTGTTGAATCTTTCGAAAAGAGTAGAAAAACGTCTGTATGGAGTGCAAGTAGAAATGCCATTTAACGTAAACAATCTAGTAACATCATTGAATAAAACTGGTGTTGCTCACGCTTCGCATTATGAAGTGCAAGTAAACGGCCCTGGTGAATTGGGTGTTGAAGAGAGTATGATGTTTCGTTGTGATAGTGTAGATTTACCAGGAAGAACTTTACAATTCGCTGAACAAAGAATATATGGACCGATGAGAAAAGTACCATATGCTGGTGTTTATGCTGATGCGGCCGCTACTTTTATTTTAAGTGAAGATATGCGAGAAAGAGAATACTTCGAATTATGGCACGATAAGATGATTGGTACTGGTGTTTTTAAAACTGGTGGTACTGGTAAATATAATCCAGCTTACTATGATATGATAGTAGGAACAGTTACCATTAGACAATATGGTAATGCAGGTGATATTATGAGCATACACACTTTGCAAGAATGTTATCCATTAGCAATAGGACCAATTCAAATGAGTTGGGGCCAATCAGAAATAGTTAAACAAACTGTAGCATTTGCTTATAGAGATTATAAATCAGTCTTTAATAGAAGCGATCAGTCAAGGGCTGGGTCCACATTTGGGCTAAGTATTGGCAGAGGGGGAATTTCAGGATCGTTAAATATACCAGGATTCGGGAATGTTTCTGCTACAGACGGATTAAAAAATATAGTAGGTGCAATTAACACACCATTTGGATTGATACGTAAGATATAATATTATAGGAGTTGTAATGTCTTTACCACAATTAGTGTCTCCAGAATTTACGATGGAGATACCCTCAACTAAACAAAAAATAAAATTTCGCCCATTTCTAGTAAAAGAAGAGAAGATACTTCTTATGGCTATGGAAAGTGGTGATCAAAATGATGT